TCATTTAATGATGAATATTTTGGAAAGGGTGACGAGCTGTACGTCAATGGCAAAAGCATTGGACGCATGTATGACATCGAGAATAGTGGAATAGTGGTAGAAAACAACGGCGCACTCGAATCTATAAATTTTTCGGACCCCGCATTCCGTAAGGTTACTGGGATTCCGTTCTAACAAAAAAAGTTTCGTCATCTGGTTGCAGCACCAGGTGTTATGCGAACTCTTCAACGACATTGGTGTACCGCAATACACACCAATTGTGCTGCGGTAGGAACAGAAAAAGGCGGTAAAGCCCCACAGCATCAAGGCTTGGATGCCTTTTTCTGGCGACCCTTCAGATAAGAGAACCTGGCATGCTCGTATGGACGCGTTCCCCAGAAATACTTTCTAAAAACTGCTGCGGAAGAATCCTCTCTAGTACATCAAGTACGGAGCGCATGACGCTCAAATGTTGATCCCAATCCCCTCCTTCCACACGACGCCAAGCGCCCGGCATATATCTCACTAGAATTGAGAGGGAATATAAAATCGCAAGAGATGTTACTCTATATTCAGCCACTCCGCCTAACACAGGCATAATCAAAGTCGAACTACCTAAGTAAGGACTTTTGTGCAACAGCAGCGCCTCGTGCCAAGTTTCAAACCCCGAATGATCGATTCGCACTCGATAAACCTCTCCATCATCTGAGTTGTCAATTCTTGTTAACTCAGAAAATGGCCAATCTTGCGAGAAGATTTTAGATTCGGATATCTTATTTGATCGATCTTTAAGAAATATGTAGCTACTTGAAGGTTCCGAGCCTTTGAGCGCGCGGTAGGAGGCCATGTCAATATAGGGTATCAACCAGGCAGGTTCATCGTCGTAGACCTGAGTGAAGAGATCTCCCAATTCAGGTATCGCTGACAGTAGAGCTGACATATTTGCGTGAGACTGTGACGGATACTTAGCCAAATCGTCTAAATCGCTTACTGTTTTCGCCCTAGCTCGAGGATAAAAGCCCGTATCATATCCAAGAAAGCTGACCCAGTTTGGATAGAACCCGGTGGCTATAACCCCTACTTTCAAGTCTCCGAAGTTACCAGTGACTGGTGGTAGAGCGAAGAGACCGTGGCCTTGCTTAGTCATGCCCTCAAGCTCATCAAGATTGCCTGGCCCAATGGGGGATGCAAGCATCTCCGCGAAAGCAAGGCTCAGGGTACCGTAATATAAACTTAGAACACGCTTGTTTAGGCTTTCGTTAGGCGCCCCCTTATAGTAATCGGAGGCATTACTCAAAGAGAACGAAACCCCCAAAGCTTTTGAGTGAACTTGCGCATCAGTAAGCACAACTCCATCCGCTTTGGCACGTTTCAGAATCAGCTTTTTTGCGAGCTCTGCGCTGGAGAATTGGTTGAGTCGAGACCAAATCCCTTTCAACGGATTTTCTGAAACTATTCTTAGAATAGGACCATTGGTGGTTTTTCTAAGTTTAACTGGCTTAACGGGCGCCAATTCACTATTCCACTTGACAAGCAGTGGAAAAAAATCATCAATCGAAGAAACTGGTACAGTTATGCCTCTCGCATAAGCCTCAACATTATACAGCTGACCATTAGTGAAGATATGACTGACAGCTTTTTCTAAATCCTTATAGTGTAAATTGTCTGTAGCTGACGTATACATAAGAGCGACTGAATGTTTCACACTGTTTTTTTCAGCATCTATTACCAAATACTCTCCAGATATTGACTCGCTTTTGATTGCGGCCACCCAACCATGGGATAAGAGAGGGCCAAGTATTTGTTGCTTGGCTGCATCACGTAAAATCCCCATACGCAATTCTATGCCTGCACCGCCCATGCATTTAACTCCTTTATTGCTGAACACACCGCTACGAAATTATATAAACCCAACTAAGTCAAGGCTTACACCCAAATCATGCGTAGTAATCTTTTAAAGTTGCGCATCAGAGCGACTATTAGTCTCCTCTCTTCTGGCTACAACAAAATGCTCTGTATTCTCCAACACCCGAGACCACTGCTGTGAGATTTTTCGCTGAAATTCAATATCATCCGCGTGCCCTTGAGGGATGTAAAACTTGTCTATATCAGTCTGACTGAATTTGAAATATTTTAATTCTTGTGCCATTGCTCCAATTAGCTCAATCCAAGTATGGGCACGCTCCTCGCTAGGGGGTTGAGACAGTAAAGAATAGTACTTATGCCAGAGAATTTTAATGTTTGCACTGTCCGCATATACCACATCAATCATGTTGAGCGCCTGAGCAACTTGCTGCGATATAACCAACCCTTTTCTCTCCCCAACAAGAGTGAGAAATAGTTTTCGTTTTGCCTCAAGCTTATCTTTTCTTGCTTGGAACCAGATTGTAAAAATTACTCCAGTAATCGGCCCGGCAAAAATAGCTATAGCGGTTACCCACAACTGGAGCTGGGCTAATACCAGCTGTGCCTGAGCCAGTTCCTCTACTGTCATGTTGCCCCCCCTAAATGAAATTCGCACCTAGTAGCAAGTGGATATCTGGATAAAACATAGAATATGCCGACGCATTTCCTTTGTATTAGGAAACGGCTCCACGATGCTTTCGTAAGGCTAGTCGAAAAAACAAGAAGTAGCTTTTTTGACCGAACCCTGTAGTCAGTCTACTTGACGCTAACATGTTACCGCTCCCCAAAAAATTCCTCTCTCCAATTCATCTCTAATTGCGAAGGACCGTCCGTCGGGGACTTGGCAGCCCCCCCACAAAACCGCTCTAGATAGTGCCTTAAGGCAGCTAGTGAAAGCGGCCGGAGTGAAGAAATCTTCTTGTCAGAAGGCGTTGTTCCACAAAAAAGTTCCACGTTAACGCCGTGTATGCCGAGTGTTATGCTGCTTATCGATCATCTGTGGCTGCCGCTCGATGTCGAGAGGTAGGCCATCGCGTAACGCGTATGGCCGGTCAGAGCTCGACGCGAAATCCCTATAAACCAGCTTGCCCGGCAAACTTCACGAGGGTATCCAGCTTCGCCCAGGTCTTCACCTGGTCGCGCTTAGAGCCCACCGGGATCACCTGCGTGATGGCTCCACCGACGCGGATGCTCAACATCCACTGGCTGTGGTCACCTTCCCAGCGGCCGGCCACCGCGTCGCGCGCCTAGCGGGTGTTGGCCAGCACGCGCAGGGTATTCACATCCACCGCCTGGCCGATCACTGGCCGCGCTCCAGGGCCTGCAGGCGCGCCGTGGCGCCCTGCTCGATCACTAGGTACAGGCGCTCGATCTGATGAGCCTCCAGGGCCTTCAGTAGCTCCAAGGCTTCCACCATACCTTCTGCGCGCGCTTGGGCGATCAGGCAGTTGGCCGGGCTGTTGGCCATGTCGATTTCCATTAGGCGCTTGCGCAGCACCCCGTGGTAGGCCGATGGCAAGACCAGTCCGGGCATGAACTCACCGGCGTTACGCATAACGGTTCCCGTGTGTCGCATTTGACACAGGGGCAATCTCGAAATAGTCGCCGCTCTCGGCAACCCCCTGCACCGCGCCGGCCAGCACGGTGCCGTCGGGCAGCACCAGGGTGGCGCGGCTGACGCCCGGGGCCAGCAGCAGGGTCACGCCCAACTGGCGGTCGACCAGCACCGACACCGGCGCGCCGGCGCTGGGCCGGCTCACCACCACGTCGCTGCCTGGGCGCTCAGCGCTGCGGCCGAGCCCGGGCGCAGCGCTATAGGTCAGGGTCAGGTCGGCCGGTCCCCGGTAGGACAGCGCGCCGGCGCTCATCGCGCCTTGACCTGGGGCAAGGCCCGCATCAGGTCTTCAAACAGCTTGCCATCGATCACATTCAGGCTGTAAGCCGTGGTGACACTGCCAACCGTTTTGCCAAAGTGCACGCCCTGGTCATAGTCGCTCTCGGCCTGGCAGTGGTGGACCCCAAACAGCGCGTTGCCCAACATATGGCGGAACCCCTCGGGGGCGGACTCCAGGCGACGGCGCAGGTTGGCAGGCAACAGGGCCAGGCCCTCGGCAATTTGTAGAGCGAGGCGGTCGGTGGCTTGCTGCTGGGTTTCGCGCATGGAGAACAGTTCCTGATGCAAGGGGTGGGGTACGCCGAAATCACTTTAGCGGTTCTGGTCGCCCATTTCCGTCATTTTGGGTGACACGGGCCAAAAAAAGGCCCCCGCACCGTTCGGTATGGGGGCCTCTATTTAACGGAAAATCCGCTATAGACAACTAGCCCTTACGCAGCCGGCTCCTGCAGGACTAGGGTGCATTGGGTCAGTTGGCCGGGCGGGTCGTTACGGGTAACGGTCAGCCCCTCCAGCTTGCCAGCGGCCTCGCCGTTGTAGTGGAACACATCACCTTCGATGTACCCGATTTCCCAAGTGCTCTCGAAGTAACGGCCCTTGCGCACCTCGCCCAGCTTGAAGCCCTCCGGGTCGAGAAAGTCGTAATAGGCCTGGGGATCGTATTCGCTCACGGATTTTGTTCCTTGCTTGAATGATGGCCGAGTGTAATGAATTTGCCGACAAATGACGCTGCATCAAGGATTTCGTAACAATATTCTTCACGTTCCCCAGCATGCTCAAAGCATGGAGCTTGATCGGTTGGCTTGTCGTCCTCTGCGTAAATAGCTGATGCAAAGCGACTACGCGGATCAAAACAAGCCCCCGAGGGCTGAAGGCTGCCAATTCATGATTACCAGCTCACCAGTGACTTCCGCTTTGCAGTGGCGCTGGTTAGCAGTGCTGTAGCGGATATCCAGGCACTCAAAGTGGAAGCCATCAAAGGCGCGCCGGATGTCCGGATGGTCATTGATGCTGACCATCACCTTGCCCTTGCACCGCCGCATGAAGTCGGCCATGCGTTCGTACTCCTCAAACGGAAAGTCCACACCGTAGCCGACGGTCTGCCAGTAAGGTGGGTCCATGTAGAAGAAAGTATGCGCCCGGTCGTAGCGCTCGGCGCAAGCGAGCCAAGTCAGGTTCTCGACGTAGGTGCCGGCAAGGCGCTGCCACGCGGCGGACAGGTTCTCCTCAATGCGTAGGAGGTTGATGGCCGGCCCAGTGGTGGCGGTTCCAAACGTCTGCCCGGTGACCTTGCCGCCGAAGGCATGCTGTTGCAGGTAGAAGAACCGGGCCGCGCGCTGGATATCGGTCAGTATCTCGGGCCGCGTCATCTTCTGCCACTCGAAGATCTGGCGGGAGCTGAGCGCCCACTTAAACTGGCGCACGAACTCCTCAAGGTGGTTCTGCACAACGCGGTAAAGGGTGACCAGGTCACCGTTGAGGTCGTTCAGCACCTCCACCGGAGCGGGCTGGGGACGCATGAAGAACAAAGCGGCACCGCCGGCGAAGACTTCGACGTAGCATTCATGAGGGGGAAAGAGAGGGATCAAGCGGTCGGCCAGGCGGCGTTTGCCACCCATCCAGGGGATAATTGGAGAGGTCATAGGTTTGCAAGTCTTTACTGTATGGATAAACAGGTGTTAGGCTCGCCGCGCTTTGTGCACAAGGCAGAGGCCACGGCTGGACTTGCAGGAAAGGTCTGCGGGTTCGGCGGGCCGGGCTGGATGTTGACGCATCCGTCCCGGCTCGCCTCTTTACTGCTTGGTGACTTCGCGGACGTAGGCCTGGCAGGCCTGCAGTGCGATCAGCCCCCGGTCGCCTTCGTCGGTGATGGCGACAATTCGTTGAGCATGCGCTCGGTCAAGTTGGGCGCGTACGGCGCCAGGTACCACGCCTCCGGTGCCGGCGGTTTCTCGCACCCCGCCGTCACAACCCGGGCCGGTAAAGGTTCCTGCATCGACAAGGACTGACAACCGCAGATCAGAGGTAGCAAGCCGGTCACGCAGGCGAGCTTGAGTTTGTTGAGCATCTTCCATCTCCTTCCAGTGCGTTTGTGCCTGGACCTGCAGGCGGGATTCCAGGGCGCGCCGCGCCTCCTGTTCTTCAGCCAGCTGATCAAGCGCTGCTGCTGCAGCCTTCTCTCGCTCTAAACCGTGCGCGCGATCCTTCTCCGCCAACTGCTTGCCGAAGTCATCGGCCTGATCAGCGAGCTGCGCCTTGTAGGCGTTGGCCTGCCAAACCCAGGCTGCCCGGGCGCCGCCAGCGCTGGCAGCCAGCAGCAGCGCCACGGCGACCAGACGGGTGGCCCAGGCGCTCACTGCAGCACCTCGAGCGCTCGCTTGTAGAGCGCCTTGCGATCCTCCAGACCGTTGGCACCACCATTGATACGTTTGGTGATCGCCAGGATGTCGCCCTTGTCGGCCAAGCTGTTCAGGCCCTCTTTCTGCCAGAACCACCCAGCCGACATCGATGCGTAGACCGGATGCTCGAGCAGCTCGGGGGTATTGAGCAGGCGACTGTCACCGAACAGGGCCTCGCTGCACGCTTCGTAATTAAACCGGCCGGTCACCTGGATGAGCCCACGCCCTCTATACAGCTGGCCATCACCGTCTGCTGCAGGTGTGTTGCCCAAGCGCTGAGCCAGGCGACCGATGTCGTACTTCGACAGGTACTTGTCATTGCCGAGCTCACGCACGTACTGCAGCTGCCCGGACTCGTGCCCGATCTGGGCGAGAAACGCCGCCATACGCAGACGCGTGATGATGGCGAACTTACCCATGGTGGCGTTGAGCCCGGGAACAAAAACGCCGGCTTTCGAGCCGGCGTTAGGGAGAATCTTTTGAAGCTGTTGAATTGAGATAGCCATTGAGGTCTCCAGTCAGGGCCGCATGCGGCCGTGGGGTTACAGCTGCTCAACCTTGAGCGGCTTGGTATCTTTCATTTTCTTGCCCGAAGCCTTGGCCTTGCCCTTCTTGCCGCCGTTGCACTCGACGGTCGTAGTCCAGCCGGACTGGGTGAATACCTGCTCGACCCCGTCCACCAGGTACTCGCCATCGAGCCCCGGCTTGAAGCCCTGGGCGTTGATCGAGCGTTCGGCAAACAGGTCGGTGCGGCCGGGCATTTCCAGCCGCACGCCGGCGGTGCTGCGATTGAACGCAGCCAGGCGCGCCTTGGCGGCCTGCTGGGCAGCGGTTTTGTTGGGGTAGACATGACGGTCGGTGTGCACCGGCGGCAGGCCGTCCGGCGACTCCTCGTTGGCCAGCTCGACCACCTGCAACTTGCCCGTCTTCGGGTCCTGATGCTGGGTCTTCACCGCCTTCTGCGAGTTGCGATCACCGAGGCGGAACTGATAGCGGGAAACGTCCGTCTTGTTGATGGTGATGACCGCCAGCGCATTGCCGGTGGTGCTTTGCCCGCCTTGGCGCGGCATGACCAGCAGCTTGCTTTCGGCCACCTTGGCGGTGCAGTCGTACTGCTTGGCCAGGCGGGTGACAAAGTTGTAATCCGACTCATTGCGCTGGTCGACGCGCTCGACCTTGGTGTCGACCGGGCAAGACACCTCCCAGCCGTTGCGCTTGGCGATTTCGCCAACGATCTGCGACAGCGGCACGTTCTCCCAGCTGCCACTGCGCACGGTCTTGCCACTGCCACGCATGTCGCTGGCCTTGCCGCGAATGACGATGGTGTCGGGCGGGCCGCTCAACTCCACCTCGTCGACGGTGTAGGCCCCCATACGGGTCAATCCTTGGCCCTCATAGCCCATCATCACCACCACGTTGCCACCGCGCGCAGGCAGCGCAACCGCCTGATCGCGGTCATCAATGCGCAGCTCGAACTCGTCCGACTCCATGCCGGGCTTGTCCGAGGTGCGCAGCAGCAACAGACGGTCATTGATCAGCGCGGTAATGTCGCTGCCATCCGCGACGATTTGATACGTGGGTTTCATGCAGGGCTCCAGAAATGCAAAACCCCGCACTTGGCGGGGTTCGTTACGCGTAACGCGGGTTAGCCGAACAGCTGCAGCAGCTCGACTGCAGGCGCCGGAAGATCCGGCAGCAGGATCAGCAGGCCGGCGCAGTATGGCTGCGCCTGCCTGGCCAGATCCGGGTTGGCATCGAGCACGGCCTCGACCGTGCCGTTGAGGTGCCCGTAATGGTGCTGACAGATCACATCGAGCAGATCACCGTCAGACGTTCTGCAGGTCGTTGCCATAGCTCACAAACTCCAGGGTAAAGCCTTGTTTTCGAGGGATGCCGCCCGGCAACAGGTGGCTTTGTTCCTCCTCGATGCTGACCAGGCACCAGTCGCCCAGCACCTCGCCGTAGCCCGTCACCAGGTTCAACGCGCGCAGGTTGCGGCCGATGGAGCGCAGGGTGTTGAGCTGCTTGAGCCCGGCCTTGTGGTTGGGGAAGATCGCGCCCTTGAGCGTGATCTTTTCTTCACCCAGACCCACGGCCTGCTGCGCCACACTGCGGCGCAGGCGCTCCTGGCCCTGCCAACGAAACGACGCCTGCCGGCGCAGTTCGTCAAACGCGGCCGTGCCGAGGTTGAAGTAATACGGCTGGGCGTTGGGTTCATGCGGCTGGATGATCAGCAGGTGCGGGAACGGCGCCACAGCCTCCGGTGTCGGCGTGGCCGAGGCCAGCAGCCCGCCACTGGGCAGGATGTTGGACAGCGAGGGGCTGATTTTGCCAGCCACCCGGCCGACCTCCGACGACACCTTGCTGGCCATCTGCTTGAACGTGCCGAGGCGTTCTTGCACCTGACTGACGCCCGATACGGCGCGGCTATACATCGACGTCACCTGCCCGACACGGGCTTGCGCAACGCCGATGCTGCGCACCAGTCGGCCTGCCTTGGCGCCCAGCTCGGGCGGTAGAAACGGGATGCTCTCCAGCTCGGACGCGGCACCGGTAATGCTGCTGATAGCGCCGTTGAGCGGTGCCAGCATGCCGTCGGCGCTTTTCCGGCCGGCCTCCCCCGCTGCAACCAGGCTGGACAGTGACGACTCCAGCAGCTCCATGTAGGCCATAGGCCCTCCTTAAACGTGGGGTTGATCGAACAACTGCGACGAGGCTGTGCGCGCTGCCACCTCGCGCTGCCAGGCGTCAAACAGCCCGCGCATACCGTTCGCCATTTCGCTCAGCAATTGGTTCGGGTCTTTAACATCGCCGTGGACCGTGAGCGGCATGTTCGGGGCGAAAGTGAATGTGTTGTCCACTTTCGGCGCCGGCGGCGGTTCGGCTGCCTTGGCTGCCGGGGCTACCTCCGGCAGCTTGGGCGCCGGCGGCGCCGCTTTGGCCATCTCCCGCACCACATCACCCAGCCCGGCCGGCGGCAGGGCTTGAGGCTGCGGCCGCACCAGATCGGCACCAGGGAACCGCACCTTGGTGGCCGTCAGCGCCGGCACCAGGAACGGGTCTTTCGATGCAGGGTCGCGCGGGTCATACGACACCTCGGGCTTGGCCGGTACCGGGGCCGGTGCGGCTTCCCGCACAGCAGCCCCCAGTTTGGGCGCAGACGACTCGGGCTCAGCCTGCGGCCGCACCAGTCCAGCACCAGGGAACCGCACCTTGTTGGCGGTCAGCGCCGGCAACAGGAACGGGTCTTTCGACGCTGGGTCGCGCGGGTCATATGACACAGCCGGGTCCACCGGCGCCGGGGCAATCGCCTCTCGTACCGTGTCGCCCAACTTCGGCGGCGACGGTTCGGGTTGCGCCTCGGGCGCTGCAGGCGATTCGGGATCAGCCTTCGGCCGCACCAGATCAGCACCAGGGAACCGCACTTTGCCGGCCGTCAGTGCCGGCACCATGAACGGATCTTTCGACCCCTGATCGCTCGGACTATCCAGCACCGGGGGCGGCGTCGTGGTCGCCCGCACCGTATCGCCCAACTTCGGCGCAGGCGGTTCGGGTTGCGCCTCGGGCGCTGCAGGTGATTCGGGCGCAGCCTTCGGCGGCACCAGATCAGCACCAGGGAACCGCACTTTGCCGGCCGTCAGTGCCGGCACCTGGAATGGGTCTGTCGACGCTTGGTCGCGCGGACCGTCCGACACCAGCGGCTCCACCGGCGCCGGTGCGGGCTTGGTCGTATTGCGCACCGTATCGCCCACTGCAGGCGCTGGATCAGCCTTGGTCGGCGCAGTAGCGGCCTCAGGCTCGACTTCCTTGGCCGGCATCATCGTTACGCGTAACGCTTCACCCAGTGCCGGCGGCGATTCCGGCTCGGCTTGGCCATCGGCCGACTCATCACCAAACCAGCGCTTGCCCAGCCAGCCACCAAAGGACTCGCCCCCCATACCGCCTAGGACGGCGCCGACAGCACCGCCCACTGCGGTACCGATCACAGGCACCACTGAGCCTATCGCGGCCCCGGCTGCAGCTCCGGCAAGGGTGCCCGCCAGACTACCGGCGGCGCCGCCATAACCTTCGGCCTTTTCGTCCTTGGTCTCAGCGTTCAGCGCGACATCGATCGCAGCCGCACCGGCATCGATGATGTTGCCTCCTGGCAGATTCTTGGCCAGACGCGAGACACCCCGCACCGAGCGCGCCACCTTGCCCAGGTCATCGGTGGCGGTCAGGGCCGACAACGCTGCAGTTACCGGCCGAACCTTGGCCACGGCTGCCTTGGGCGGCTTTGGGGCCTCGACGGCAGGTGCAGGACGTACCGCAGTGCCCTGTCGCGCTGCGCGCCGACGCTCCCGGCGACGACTTCTGCGACTACCCCTTGCAGGCCCTCCAGGGCCGCCATTTGCAACGCTACTGCCAATCCCGCCGATAGCATCGGCGTTGACCACGAAAACGCGCTGGGTGTCGTTGGCGGCGGCGCCGGGGTCATCGGCTTGGCCAGGCGCTTTCGAGCCCGCCGAAAACACCTTGCCCAGTAGGCCCAGGCCGGTGTCGACCACCTTGTTACCGGTCTTGGGCAGTTCGATCGGCGCCCGCTCAGCACGCCCCACGCGCCCCGCCATGCCTTCCAGGCCACGGCCGCGCGCGATGTTGAACACCCCCCGACCGATCCGCAGTGCGCTGCGCGCACTCATGAATGCAATTACTGCCGCTGTAATGCCGCCAATACCCATTGCAATCGACGGGAACTGATCCGACAGCGAGGTGATGCCACGGGCGACCTTCGTCAGCCCCTGCGCCGCCATGTCGGTGGCCGGGCGGATGGCATCGCCAATGCTGCGCATTGAATCGTCCACCGCCTGGCCCAGCTCGGCCCACTGCTGCGCCGATGTCTCGCGGCGCTCAGCCAGGTTCTTGTCGAGGATGCCCGAGGCCTTCTTGGAGTCGGCCTTGAGTTCTTCGTACAGGCCCCGGTTCTGCCCGTAGGCAGTGAGCGCGGCCTTGACCTGCATGTCGGCGAAGATATCGCCGGTGCGCAGGGTCTTCTCCAGGGCTTCCAGCGCCGCCTTGGCCTTCTCCGGGTCGACCTCCTTGTCGATCTTGGCCTGGGCGTCCTTGATCTGCTTGGCCTTGGCCGGGTCGGTCTTCTCGACGTAACGCATGGCCAGGGCCATCGACGCCTCAATGACGTTCATGCCCTTCTGCAGGCCGGTATTCAGTGACGCCTGATAATCAATGCCAACATCGCTGTAAGCCTTCTTGATATCGCCGGCGCCAATCTTCTCCATCCAGTTTTTGAAGTTGTTCGCCGCTTCGTCGGAACTGCCGGCGGTCTTCATCTGGACCTGCAGCATGGAACCCAGCGAGGTCACCGCATCCAGCCCGGTGATGCCGTTTTTCTCCATGCCGGCCAGCAGCTGCGGGAACCACTTGGCCATGTCGCTGGCCTCGAAGCTGCCCGCCTGGCCTTGGTAGGCGATAGCCTCCAGCGCCTGCTGCATGACCTTCGGATCGCTGATTTTGGCGTTCTGCTCCAGCGCCTGGATCATCGACGCGGTGTCGACGCCCGAAGCGCCTTGGCCCACCGCGAACTTCGCCGCGACCGGCGCATACGACAGCGCCTTGTCCAGCTCCATGCCGGCGCCGACCAGCTGGTTGACCAGGTCGGCCACGTCATTGCGCGACATGCCCGTGTCTTTGGCCGTGTCGATCACCGTCCGGCTAAGCTGCTGCTCTTCGGGCTTGTTGGCAATGTCGGCCTTGATCGCAATGTCACGGATGACCGCTTGATAGTTCGCGCTGATCATCGTCGGCACAGCGGCCATGCCCGTGGCCACCACCGCCTTGCCGATATTCGACTTGAGCGATTCCTTACCCGATTGCAGCTGCTGGTGGCCCTTCATCTGCAACTCGGCGGCCCGCGCCTCGCGGCCCAGGCGCTGATACTCGCGGCCAAGCCTGCCGACCTCGATACCCTGCTTGCGCAAGGCATCCAGGTTGCTGTCCAGCTTGCGCTGCAGCTTGTCGGCACCGGCTGCGCCACTGTCGTGCGCGCGCTTCCACTCCTCGCGCAGCTTGATGGTTTCGCCAATGGTGCTTTTCAGCACCTTGGCCTTGTTACCTTTGGCTTCCAGCTTCTGGATGCCGTTTTCGGCGGTCTTGAACGCGGCACCGAGTGACGACGCGACGGCGCCGCCGACCACCAGCGATAACGCTACCTTGCTTGCCATCGGCTACCCCCTGTGCAAGCTCAATCGGTAAGCCACCAAACCATGTCGGCATACGACATGGTCATGATTTCAGCGGCCGAGAAATGCAGCTCGGCCGCGAGACGCTTGGCAGCGTGCTTGAGGGTGTCTGGATTACAGTTCGTCTTCTTGCACCAGAAATTTGTAACCAGTGGCGATGCGGTTGTAGTCCTTATAGGCGAGGCCTTCCAGGTCTTTGATGCCGACATCCGCCAGGGAGGCGAACAGGTTCAGCTCGCGCTGCTCATCGTCGCCGTCCGAGGTCTGCCCCGCGCTGCGAATATCCTTCACAGTCGGCGCACGTAGGGTGATGGTGGCCTGATCCACGCCATTGAGGGTGGTGGGCTTGGACAGGCGAACGGTGACGTTTTCAGCGGTCAGGGTCAGGTACTTCGGGGTTGGCTTGCTCATGAAAGAGTGTCCTTGATTCGGAAAGGGTTGCGGGAGGAAAGGTGTTACAGGCCGAGGTCGGCGCGCTGACTGGCCAGCTGGTCGGTGCCGTTGATGACACGCTTCATGCCGACCGGGTCAATCTCGTAGATGACCTCGCCGCCGACTTCGAGCTTGTAGTAGGTGACGGCAATACCGTGCTTGAGCTCGGCCTTGTCGCCGGCCTTCCAGTCGCCCATGTCCAGCTCTTTCAGGGTGCCGCGCAAGGTGACGACGACCGCGAGGGTTTCGCCCTTCTGGATCTTGAACGAGCCCCGGAAAACGCCGTTGAAGGCGTTGCCGTCGGCCAGGCCGAAGAACTTGAGGGAGTCCTTGCGCACACCGGTGGTGGTGAAGTTGGCTTCCATCTTCTCCATGCCCACGTCCATCTCAATCGGCATATCCATACCGCCTGGGCGGTACTCTTCCATTTTGAGAGCGAGCTTGGGCAGGGTCAGGCTGGGCACATCGCCCTGGAAGCTTTTGCCATCCACAAACAGGTTGGTGTTGGCGAGAATTTGGGGAATGAATGCCATGTCGGGGTCTCCTTAGGCGGCAGCGTTGAGCACTTCGGTCAGCCACTGGTTGGTGACATCGAAACGGAAATTGGGGTTTTCGGCCGGCGGCACGTCGGTGAGACGGATGTTCCAATACACCTTGCCCTGCTCCAGCTGGCTGGCCGTGTTGAGCACCGGGTCGGCGTAGACCTCGAAGTTGATGATCGCGCCCTGGTTCTTGAGGTCGCGCATGAACGCCAGTAGCCCCTCCGTCACGTCCTTGACGTAGGTCGCGGTGATCGAGCGGTCGACTGCCCACTTATGCCCGTACATGATCGCGTCCATCACAATGTCGAGCGTGCGAACGCGGGTGACAAAGGCCCACTTGGCATCGCTGGACAGTGTGCGGTTGCCCCACAAGCGGAAGCCGTCGTCGCGAATGATGGTGGCGATTTTGGCGTTGTTCAGCAGGTTGGCCCGACAGGTGTCGTCGCCGTCCAGGAACTCCACCGAGCGGGTGGTGCCAGTGATGCCGACGAATTCCTTGTTGGACGGCGAGGCCCAGAAGCCGTATTCGGTATCGGTCCAGGCAAACAGGCCAGCCGTCCAGGCCGATGCGGGCTGATCAACAGTGGCGTCAGCGGTGGTGTCCCACTGCTGCACGCCGGGGTCGACCATGAAGATGCGCTTAGAACCGAAGTTCTTGGCGTAGAGCATGGCGGCCTCGTCAGTGGTACCGGGACCGTCAACAATGGCAATGGCGCGCAGCTTGGCCGCCAAGGCATCCATGGCAGTGGCCACCGCCTGGGTGGCGCTGTGCTTGGGCGCCACGATCAGCCGCGGCTGGGCGTTGAAGCGGCTTTTACCGTCGAGCAGTGCCTGCAGGCCGGTACGCTTACCGTTGGCCAGCACTCCGCCGATGATCGAGGACGTTTGTGCGGCGGCATCGGTGGCCTTGGCCACGCCACAGCAGACGATCACTGCCTTGGCGCGGGTGTAGATGGCCCGGCAGGCCTTGGTGATGGCCGAGGCCTCACCGAACGCGGCCACCGCCTCGCGCTCGTTGGTGATCAGCACCAGGTCGTTGTACTTGGCCGTGGCACCTGCACCTTCGGTAAAGGTGTCGACCAGGCCAATGATCGAGGAGGACGGCAGCGCGATATTGCGCGCACCGGTGTCAACGAGCGTTACGGTAACGCCGTGAAAGAATCCAGCCATGGGAATGCTCCAGAAAGCACCAGGCCGCGACAGTGCGCGGCCCGGATACAAAAAAAGCCGCAGTGCGGCCTCAGGGGGTGACGTTGTTGCCTGGGAGGGGATCAGGCGGCGGCGTAGGCCTTGGAGACCGCACGAATCGCGTCGATTGCGGTGTCGGCGTAGCTTTCGGCCTCGGCGTGAGTAGTGGCCTTGAGCATGGCCTGCTTGCCTTTGAGACGGGCTGCGCGAATCTCGCACAACGCACCGCGCCAGGCTGCCGACTCGGCCAAGATCAGCTCGGCTGCAGCCTGGGGCGAAACCTCGGACGCGTCGACCACGGCTTGTACGGTCGCCGGCACCAGACCGTCGAAACCGGCCACCATGAACGCCTTGGCGTCGGCTTCGGCCATCTGGTTCTCGACCGCACGCAGCGGGTCACCCAGCACCGACGCGCGCGCCTGGTCAGCCGCCTGCTCGATCTGCTGCGCCGCGACCAGCAGGGCCGCACCAACCGGAAGTGCTTCGAAGTTGTAACCGAGATAGTTGCCGTCGCCAAACAGGATGTTCAGGTTATTTTTTTGCATGATTGCCTCAGAGGGTAGGAACGTTGGTGATGATGTTCGACAGCGATTTGGACTCAGTCCCGGCCGCTACGCTAGGCAAAATCCGGCCGGCCAGAGCAGCAGGGATAGTGGTATTGGTGACCCCCAGGCCGACCACCGAGGATTCGGGGCCAATGAGAAAGCCCCGGAAGGTCCCGCGAAGCTCCAGGCCGCAGTTGAAGAACCGCAGCGACAACATCAGCGGCGCGGTCGAACCACTGGAGAATGTCAGCGCGCAGTAACGATCAACGACTGCAGACGATGCCGGCAGCACCAAGGTGAGGTTGGCAAATTCCAGCGGCGAATGATTGGCCTGCCAGAAGGACCCCATCCGCACCAACCCGTCGGCTGTCGTGAACTCATTCAGAATCAGCTTGCAGGGACTCTCAAGCTCGGAGCGCACCATCAGACGCCGACCTTTCATCATGACGCTGACGTCCAGGGCGTAATCCCGCAGCAGGGTTACATCGAGATTCCCGCCTGATGGTGTCGAATCCACCGCGCGCTGCAGGGTTTTGAACGGGCTTGCGCGAGTACCGAGGTTTTCATCACTTCCGGTTTGAGAGTCGACGTAGAACGTACGACTGATCGCGGGCGCAGCGGCCACAGCAGCCGATACAGCGGCGTTAATGGCCGCCACTTTCCCGTTGAAATAATCAATCAGCTGTTTGCAAGTCGAGGACAGTTCAGCAACTTGAGATTCAAGACTCATAGGGGTCTAAGCTCCGTGAATATGTTTCATGACGATGGTTTGAAGGGAAATGATTGCCGTGGCATTGGCCACTGCTGCGCTCAACAGTCCATCACGCGCCTCGGTATGGGCCTGCTCGGCTAACGACATTCGTTTCAGCAGCTCGCTGATCTGATTGCCTGCAACTTCCTGGCGACGCTCCTGCGTAACGACCTGTTCCTGCTGCAGAACATTGCGCAGCTGCTCGGCGATCAAGGACGTGGCCATGGCGACAATCGGGGCAGCCATGGTCAAATTGAGCCCGGCGGCTGTGCTAACGATGGTCACACTGTCTGCCGGTAGCGCCTCCAGCGACAGGTCGTAAGCCATCAGCAGCTCGGTACCGGCGGCCTTGTAGGTCAGTGGCGTATCGGGACTCGACCACACCGCAAACAAGGTGCCGTCGGCAAAGTAGATGCCGACTTCGCGGACCCAGAAGGCTTTGTCGTCATCACCCAAAGCCGTCAGGTGAATCAGCGAACTGCTTAGCTTTTCTCCGCCGGAGATTGGGTATTTGACGACTTGGGCACGCAGCGCCTTCTGGTCGACAGTAGGTGTGTACCCCTGAGAACCGAGGCCGATGTAGGCGATTTCAGCCTGCACACCGGTGCTCGTTGCGTTCCAGATCGCCGCCAGGCCGGCCTTGGTGATCAGGGGTTTTAAAGCGGTACTCATAGAACAGCCTCCATCGTGACGCGCACGACAGTACGGGCGGTGACCGCATTGGCGGCCAGCAGCCCCGTTTCGTGGTGGATCGGCACGCCCTGCGCCTCGACAGACCATCGGGAGACGCAGCGCGCGTGGGTGGCATTGGCCAGCGATATGGCCTGCTCAGAAGGCGGTAACGGCACCGCCTGGGCTTCGGCAGAATGCCGCTGCAACTGCTGATGCCGGGAAACACTCACCAGCCCCATCGGCTGCTCAAAGAGCGGCAGCGGGATCGGCTGCACGTCTGCCGACCGACGCACCCAGCCTTGCAAGCGGGACGCATTGGCCGCCACCAGGCCGCCGTCGAAACGCGCACCGAGCCGGAAGGTGTAGTGGCTGCGCTCGTTCTTGGTCGCGTCGACCAGGGCGCGCAGGCGCTCCTCCAGTTGCGGTGAAATGATCGAGCCTTCACCCGGCCGGTTATCGTTGGCCCAGGCTGTGACCTGGAACGTGTACGGTGCGGCGTTGGGAATCTCGCGCCACTCCTTGTAATCCGCGTTCACCCGCACGGCCTTGAGCACACGCCGGATTGCGCCGACCGTGCCCTTGGTCTTGTGAACCGGGATCGCCTCGCGGATCAGCGCGCGTCGCTGCTCGTCGGTGTACGCCGCTTCCCAGCCCTCGACCTTCCACGCCCAAGCCAGCCAGGGCAGGAAGTTCGGCGGGCAACGTGCCGAGTCGGCCACGCCCCGGATAACGTCCGGGTCAAGGCCAAGGTCGGCGGCCGCCTCCAGGGCACGCTCCAGCTGGGTGGCGTTGAGCGGTAACAAGCTCATGCCACCACCTTCGCCGTCAGCGTGACCGAGGTGCAGCTGGGGTAATGCCGCTTATCACACACCACCCCGGCCGCTGGCTGCTTCAAGGTCACGCTACGAATCCCCGTTACGTGTAACGCGGCGTAGATGGCCGACAGGGGCAACTGCCCCTGCAGGCGGCGCGCTTCTGCGATAGCAGCATCCAGGCCAGCCCGTGCCGTGCCCTTCACCACGTCCGGGTCTGGCCCTTCTTCAATCTGCAGCTCGGCCTCCACCTTGAACTCAGCCGGCAAACCGGCGGCCACGCGGGGTCGGTCGGTGATCGGCCGTACTTCCTCGGCAGACAAGGCCGCCTTGACCTTCGCGACCAGCTGGGCCACCGGCGTGGTGCTGATGGGGCTGGGCAGGATGGCCACCGACACGTCGCCGGGCAGCGGGTTGGCCAGGCCAGCGTCGTAGTCGCAGACCACGACAATGGCCCCGGGGGGAAGCTGGGCACGCACGGCGGGCGTCAATTCCGCACCGATAAACCGGGGCGAATCGACCGACACATTGGTCAGCTCGGCCGATGCGCTCAGCCCGTGATACTCATAGGCCCCGCTGCTACCGGCCACTGACAGCGCCTCAAGCGACAGCCGCGTGCGGTAGCGCAGCGCTTCGTCGCCTTCCATCACCGCCTCAATCGGCGGCACCGCATCCGGGTCAGCCGGGCGAATGACCAGTTTCTCCACGCCGTAGTCAGCGGCGCGGTTCACCAGGTCGTTACCCTTGGCAAAGGCCAGCAAGCTCGCCTTGGCCGCCGCGTTGACCCGCGCACGCGTGAGCATTTCCCGGTAGGCCATGACTTCCATCAGCTTGACCACCGGGTCGGACTCCAAAGCTGCTGTCCATTGGTCCTCCATGAACTCGCGGAAGATGCCCAGTGTTTCCTGATACAGCTCCTCGAAATCCACGCTCTCCACCACGTCGGGCGGGGGTAGCAGGGAAAGGTCGATCATGCGGTTACCTCCATGACGGCAGTGCTGCCCAGGTATTCGCCGGTCAGCGTCATGCCGATCTGCCCATCAAGCACCGAGGTGACCACCACCCGCTCCAGCCTCAAGCGCGGCTCCCAGCGGCCCAACGAGCGAGCCACCTCGGCCTGCACCGCGCTTTTCCACCCCTCGTTGACCGGCATGTCGACGTAACGCCGCAGCTTGCTGCCGTATTCCGGCCGCATGCGACGGCTGCCGAGTGGCGTCGTCAGAATGTCCTCAATGGATTGGCGCAGGTGATCGAGGCCTGAGATAGCTTCGCCGGTGCGGCGATCCAGGCCGATCATGGTCAGCCGTCCAGGCGCTGCAGCTCAGGGTGGTCAGCCAGGAACGCCACCGCCTCGGCGTCATCGGCCGGTACGCTGACATGCTTGGCCACCACCTTGAATTCGCGCAGGTCCTCGCCCTTGGCCAAGTACAGCGAGCGCGAGGTGTAGACGGTGTCGGCGAAGGTGACTTGCGCCACTTCCTCGGTGACAGCCGGCGCGGATGCCGCAGAGGCTTCGCCAGCGTCCGAGGTGGCCGCCTCGTCGGTTGAAACGGTTCTCGCTTTAGTAGCCATATGGCCCTCCAGATAAGACAAAGCCCGCGAAAGCGGGCTGTCAGTGCTTGTGATTTGCCGTGTTGCCGGCGGTGTCGATGATTTTCCCGCCGCCGTTGATGTCGCCCGTTACGCGTAACGCGCCATTGATCTGCACGTTGCCCTCCAGGGTGATCGACGGCGCCTTGATCGTGGCGGCCTGTGCCTCGGCCGTCAGGGTGGTGGTCTTGGCGCTGATCGTGTCGTCGGTGATAACCGCCTTGCTGCCGCCGACCTCGATGGTGACCGTGCCCATGGGCAAGGTGATGGTGTAGGTGTTGGCTTCCCAGTCGTAGACCAGCGAGCCGCCATCATCGAAACGCCACACCTCGACATGGTCGCGGTTGTCCGGCTGGGGGCCGGCATTGCCGTACAGCCCCGGCACAAACGTGCCCTGGGCAGGGTCACCGCTCGGGCTGATCAGCGCGCCCTGCTCGCCCAAGCTGGGCGACCGCCAATGGCGGGCCTTGCCGGCGGCGAGGGCATGCCACTTCACCCAGGCACTGACCCAGTCGCTGCCGTCCGTCATGCGTAGCCTGCCGGCTATCAGGTCGACGGCGACCACGTAGCCCTTGATCACCTGGTCGGCCATCATCCGGTCATGCTGCGCAGTCACGTATGTCACACCAGATCCTCCGGCGCACCATACTGGTCCTCGTTGCCGGGGCCGGTGTCCGGGTCGAAGGCAAACAGCACCGGGCCGGGCTCTCTGGGCCAAGGCCACTCCTCCTCGCCCAAGTAAATGATCTGCGTCCACTCGACCACCCAAACCGCAAAGCCGTCCAACTCCGGCCTGCTCCAATCGCGCTCGGCCCGCACAAACTCAGCGAACCTCACCGGCAAGCCCCACGACTGCATACGGAGCAGCACAGCCAACTGAGCAGCCACAAATGCAGCAATGTGCAAGCACTTGTCTTCCTCCCCCGGTACAAGCACGCGCGCTTCAAAACGCGCATCGACCGCAGTCTGCCCCGTCCCCGGGTCCTCTTCGGCACTTTCGAATCCTGCCAGTTCGAGCACCACTGCAGGCGGTGGGACGACCTCAATGCCGCTCGGCATAGTCCCGACATACTGCAGGCCTGGAATGGCTTCCCTGATGTGCCGTTCCATGGCCGCGTACACCTGGCCTAGTGGAATGAAATCCTCATCCATTGCCTGACCTCCGAAGGTACTTCTGTAATTCAAAGTTCAGCTCTTGCTCCATGACGACTACCAGGCGTTCGTGCGCGCGACTGGTCCAAGCCTCGAAGTGAGGCCGGACGTCCTCCAGGGAGATCTTCGCCTTGGCCAACGGGAAGCGGCTGTCGTTCTCCGAGATCCAACCAGAACGTCGTCCACCGCCCCCTGATACCTCGCTATCCGGGTAGCTGTCCGCGTCGAAGTACTTGCTTGCAGTACGGATCCAGATATCCGGATTGCCGCCGTACACGGTCTTGAAGAACGCGCCTTGGTACTTGCGGCCCGCCACCGAAACGCCAGTCCGGCTCTGCCGGGGCCTACCCGCTCGACTGGCTTCGATGGGGTTGATGCCGAACCAGAGTTTGCCCTGACCGCTCCCGGACACCGGGAACGCCCTTAACCGCTGCCTCACCGCCGCGATAGCGATCCGCTCCTGGCGGCCTACCTCCCGAGCGACGTGCGTTCGAAGCCAACGCAACGTCTTGTTGATTGCCCGTCGTTGCGCGGCATGGGCCGCTTTGGGGACCAGTCTGGTGAATTCCTGAAAGCCCTTGAGCGCCTGCGGGTCCAGTTGCAACGAGATCAACCCGCTGCTGGCTGACTGCTTGTGATAGCTACCAACACTCATACCGCCTTCCTCAAGATCAGCGTCACAAGGCCATCGCCTCCAGGCTCGCTGCCGGCGATGGTGTAGATGCCACCACCGTCCTCTGGCGGCAGATCAATCACGACGCGTTGCTTCACCTCGACACCCGCGTTATCACCGACCCGGATTACCAGGTGCGGCTCACGCAGCGCGGTTCTGATCTGGCCGAGCTTGGGCTGCAGCCAAGGCGCCGAGAACATCCCAAGAACGGGGCGGCCTTCGATTTCCACCGGATCCGCTAGGACGTCGAAAACCACCTCGTCCACATCATCGATCAGATCGCGGAAAGCCATCGTCAACGCTTCAGGCGGATGATGGCGCGAGGGCGAGTAACCAGGTGCAGCGGGTTCGACTGTGCCTCACCGTCTACACCCTTCTTGAAAGGCATCATTTCCAGTTGGCTGTAGTAAGGCAGCCCCTCGGTATTGACCGTATCCATGTAGTCAGCCGGCGCGAACCGGGTGATGCACAGGCCGGGAACACCCTCCGGCACCAGGCGGGCCTCGTCATCCGGCACGAAGGAAACACCGCTCACCTTGCCGCGATAGCGTTCCCAGGTGATGCCGCCGAACTCGAATGCTTCGCGACCATCGGCACGCAGCGCAGCGGCGTATTGCGTACCTTCGTAGGTCTTCTTAACGCTCTGATGCGAGATCAGCGCCCGCCAGAAGTTCTTGCCGCAGAACGCTCGGGCACCGTTGCTGGTAGTCGCCCCCAGCGCCTCCTCCTGTGCATCCAGTGCGTCAACACACTTCACCCGAACATCGGTACCTGCGGTACCCAGCTCCATCTCGATCTCGATTGGCTGGAGTCCGAAACGATCATAGATATTGAGCAGCACGGTGCTACCGTCCGCATCCAGAACCACGCCGTTCAGAGCGCCCATACGGTGAAACTCATGCGTAGCGTCCAACTGGCGACGAGCCTTCGCCAGACGCTTGTTGACGACGTCCTGCACTGCCTGCAGTTCGGTTTGCTCACCGAAAGCACGAATGCCTTGGATCTCATCCGCCTTGATGGCGAAACGCTCGGGGAGATGCACAGTGTTGAAGGGGAGCAAGATTCGCTTACTGCCGTTGACCGCCAGCCCCGAGGTACCGCGCTCACCGGATGGCACCAATGCCAAGGTCTCGCCGTCTTTCTCGACTTGGACAGTCAACGTAGTGACGCCCTCCTCCTCGAACAGCCCCAGCTCGGCCAAGCGGCCGGGTACGAATGGTTGCTCGTTGATGGCAGCGGTGAGCGCTGGAACGGTGAATGCGTTGTCTTCAAAAATATCGATGTCGGCCATGAGCCACTCCAAAAATGCGAAACCCCGCACAAGGCGGGGTTGGGGTGAAAGGGGGTCGTTATTAGCGAACGATGATGAACTGGGCCGCCAGGGCCTTCTCCCCGTCAGGATCGAGGCCAGTCAGCAATGCTTCGCTCACTTCCGCCAGGCGTACGACAGCACGCCCACGGCGCACCACATCCGAGGACGCGACAGAAGCAAACAGGATGCACTTGGCCGTTTCGCTGCCGTCCTCGGCTTCAGGGCTGTACGGGGTGAACTGCCCGCTCGCTGTGAGCTGCCCGAGCACCTGGCCAGCCACCAGGGCATCGCCAGGGGCCAACTCGATCACTTCGCGGGAGATCTTGCCTGCGCCCTCGGACAGCAGGAATTCACCGGCATGGACCGGTTCTACATAGGTTTTGCTCATGTTCAGGCTCCTAGGCCGGGACGGGATTGTGTGGCCTGCCGACGGGCAGCCCAGATGCTGCTGGGGTTGGGTGCTTTCGCCTGGACCTTCTCAGGCAGGTCATCAGCTGGCGGCAGGCTGTTGTCGATCTCGAACCCCTTGCCGCCACCGACCAATTTGTCGAACAACCGCGCACGAACGGCCGTTGCGTCTAAGCCGGCCTGGACGAATTCAGCGGTCATCTCTGGCAAGCGGGCTGCAACGCAGAGGTCCCGTACCGACTTGGCGCGGGTCAGTGCTGCCTGCACAGTGGCTTCGTCTGCGAGCTTGGTCGATGCAATCAGCGGCTCGACCAGGTTGCTGATCCCGGCCTTGCTGCAGGCCTGGGTGATCATCAAGGCCAAGGCTGCTGAGTCGCTTGCGTTCGGCGCCGGGGGAGCAGGCTCGCTTTCGGGTGCGGGATCAGCCGGCTCGGTCACCACATCCTTACTGGCCTTGAGCTGATCCAACAGCGCTTGCGGGGTGTTGCGGTAACGCGCCATCGCCGCGCCATGCCCAAGGCAAGCCTGAACTTTGACACCATTCCCGACCTCATCGGCCAGCCCCAGCGCGACGGCCTCCGAGGCCGTGAGCCAGGTTTCGTCATTGACCAAACGTCGCAGCTCTCCGTCATTAATGTTCGGAGCCTTGGCCTTGTAAGCTGCGATCATTGCCTCGAAGGCCTGATCGAGCACGTCAGCCACCCGACGAAGATCCTCGGCATCACCGCCAACCCAGGTGTAAGGGTTGTGGATCATCAGCATGGCATTCGATGCCATGACCACTCGGTGAGCGCCGCAGACTGCCACACTGCCTGCACTCGCGGCCAAGGCATCGACTCGGCCAGTGCAACGCTCACCCAAGCGGTTGAGCGCGTTGTGGATGGCAAGGCCCTCGAACAGGTCGCCGCCGTTGGTGTTGAAGGCCACTACAATCGGCGAGGTGCCATCGTCAATCGCCTTGAGGTCCTGGATGAACTGGTTGGCAGTGATGCCCCAGGCACCAATCTCGCCGTAGACATAGACCTCGATGACCTTCGAGTCGGCATCACCCTCAGTCGCTGCGGTGATCGAATACCAATGCCCATCCTCGACCTGCGGGAGGGCCTTGGCCTTATTGAAGATGCGAAACGGCATCAACGGTTTCATGTTTTCCCCTTGTCATCGGAATCATCCGACTCGTCATCGATTGCCGACAAGCCGTTGTATTTGAGGCCCAGGCCATGCGCCCGAGCGATGTCGGCGGCGTTCTCTTCGTCCACGATCTCAGCATCGGTACCCGAGCGCAGGCACATCTCGCTGCGAGAGGTGAGCCCTGCCGCAACTTCGAGCATGCGCGCCTGCACGTCCTGAACTGGCTGGATGTAGGCCCAGCCCTGTGGCACCCACCGTGTCCGCAGGTACTGGCGGCGGTTCAGGGTGTAGTCCACCAGGTCCAGTGCCCCGGCCAGCACCGCCATGTCCATCCAGGCCGCTCGCACCGGGCGACACAGCTGGTGGACGTAGACCGAGAACTGCAGCTGCTCCAGGCGGCGGCGAAACTCGTTCAGCACCACCCGGATGACACGGTCGTTAACGCCGCGCATATCGCCGGTCATCAGCTCGTAAGGCAGACCCGCGCCGGCGGAGGCAGCCATCAGTTGCTGCCGCATAAAGTCGGGGTAGTTGTTGCCGCCGTCGGGCGGGTCGGAGAACTCGACCTGCTCGCCCGGCCCCAGCTCCTGCATCGTGCCGGGCTCCAGTGCCACCATTGGAGTGAAGGCATCACGGTCATGAACAACCGCTCCGCCGGTGATCATGTCCATTGGCGGGCCACCCAGCCCATCCGGCGCCGGTTTGCGAACAAAGCCGGCGAACAAGTTGGCCACCTCCTGCCGGAAGAGCACCGCGTCGTCGTAGTTGTCCAGGCTGCGCAGGCGCTTGAGGATCGGCGCCAGCCGGGGGACACCCCGCAATTGGCCAGGCTCCAACGGCTCGAAGATGTGCAGCATCTGATCGGCCGGGACACGCACAAGCGGGTTGTAACCGGCGTTGAGCGAAGCCTTGTCGCTGGGGTGGTTGCGGTAGCACCAGTAAGCCACCCTGCGGCCAATACCATTGAACTCGATACCGGCACGGATGGTGTTGCCGGTGCGCGTCACCTCGAATTTGTCGTGTGGCACAAACTCCGGCGCGAGACATTGGACCTGCAGCGGGACCGCCAAGCCATCCTCCAGCCGGCGTGGCCGCAAGCGCACGAAACATTCGCCAGACTGCTCAACAGTGCGCGCCACCAGGGCCTGCTGCCCGTAGAAGTCGGTGCGCTCGTCGGCGTCCGACTCGTCCACCCAGTCCTCCCACAGCTCCTGCATGGCTTTGCGCAGGGCCTTGTCGAGCAACCGTGGCTGCGGCGTGATACCGGTGCCGATCAGATTGCTGACCCGTTTATCAATGACGTTGGCCGCATACGGATCATTGCGCACCGCAGCCCGCGAACGTGACCGCAGATTGCGAAGGGCCGGCATGATCAGGCTGTTAGGGCCAGTATCCGGGGCGTCCCAACCAGAGGAGCGCCGCCCCTCGGCAGCGCCTTCATAGCTGGCCTTGATCCGCTCGGGCACCAGAAGTCCCGAACGCGTGGAGATGTAGCGGCCGCTCACAACCCCTTACCCCCATGGTAAAGCCGAACCACGCGGGAGCGCGGGCCGGCGGACTGGGACAGTTCGGTGCGGATCAGATCGCGGGCCTTGATCAGCTCGTCTACCGTCCGATACTCCACGGTGCGGTCGCTGTAACGAACTACCCGTTCGCCACGCGCAATCGCGCGCTCGACGGCCGCAAGGTGTGCCTGGGTATATGCCATGTCAGCGTCTCTTCAGATAGCCGCTGCTGGAGCTGCGGCGTTGCATTGGTTGAGGTGCCGGACGAGGCGGCGGTGGAGTGGATCGTGGAGCGGGCCGAGCTGGTGGCGATGTCGCTGAAACTGGAGCGTCGTCGGGCTCATCGTCGTCATCGTGTTGGTGCTCAATGACTGGTGGCTTTGCAGGTGACGGCTCATCAAACAGACTCGCCTGGGCCAGCGCCTGGCGCAGCTTGTCCCAGTCTTGCTCGCCGTAGCGATGCAACCCGAGGTAATAGGCCATGGCCAAGTTGTACACCTGAAGGTCCAGCGCTTCGTTGCGGTCGGCCTTGCCCTTGACCCACTCGATTCGCTTGTACCCTTTCACATAGCGGGCGATCTTTCGTTCCGCCACGCACTGCTGGAAGAACTCGTCGGGAAGGTCCTTTGCGAAGTGCACCGCGCCGGGACCCGACTCGAAGCCGTAGCGGTTGTAGATCCAGTCCTTGGCGGTGTCGGTACCAATCATCCACAGCTCGGCGCCGTTGCGTTCGGTCTGGCCCTTCCAGGTGACATCCACCAGCGAGGGCCGCTGGGCGATTACCGGCTTGCCCGGTTTGCTCGCCCCTTTGAGGGCAAAGACGTTGCGCCAGCGGCGCACACGGCAGAACTGATACACCTCATGAGTGTGATGACCACCGGAGTCAATGCCCGTGGCCAGAATGCCCAGGGCAACACCACAAGGATGGCGGTATCGAGCTTTCAGCAGCTCATCGAGCAAATCCCATGTCCGTTGGTCTGCTGGGTCACCAGGTATCACCCGGAAGTCAACAACCCAGCGTTCCATCCCGACGCCCCAGCCGATGACCATCACCTCCAGGCGATTGGCCTGGACGTCGACTGAGCAGGTCAACACCAGAACGCCAACGGTGAGGGTGCCGAGTACATAGTTTTCTTGCAGCGCTCGCGCCTGAAGAACCTCGGCCTTGGTCTGCTCGACCGCACTGTCCCATACCTTAGCTAAGCGGGTGTTGTAGAAAACCTGCATGGGCTCAAGGTCGCCTCGGTCCTGGGCACGTTTGGCCTTCTCGAATTGCTTGGCCAGATCAGCCCATGAGGTCCAACCAAGCGGGGCATACAGAGCGTTGAGGTGGAAACCAACCGTTTCCCCATCGCCCTGGGCGTGCGAACGCCATTCCCCTTTGGTGAGCATTTCACCCTTGTGGTGCTCCTCGATCAGCACATCGCAATCGGGTGAGGAGCACTTGTAGTGGACGGTCTGGAAATCAGCGGAGTACAGAAGGCGCTCCCACTCCAGTACCTGCATATGACCGCAGGTTGGACAGGGCACGTAGTAATACCGCTGGTCGCTGGTCTCGAACAGATCGGCGATGCGTGAGGCCCCCTTGATGGTCGGCGAGCTGGAGAAATAGAACTTTGCATTGCGGCCAAAGGTGCTGCCCCGTGTTTCAGCCAGATCGATAGGGTCACCCTCTTCATCGACGTCAATGTCCCAGCGGTCAATCTCATCGCCGTAGATAAATCGCGCAGCCAGCTCTGCCAGGTTGGAGGCCGAGCCAGCTGTGGTCGCGTAAAGCGTGCCACCCTCGAACTCCTTGGTATCCATGGTGTTGCGTGCATCCCGTGACCGAGAGGCAGCAACACGTGCTCTCAGCTCGGGGGTCGCGGCGATGGTCTTACCGATCCTCGCTGACACCCGCTTGGCCAGAGCCAGACTCGGCAGCAAGGTCAGGATGTTGGACGGCGACATGTGGATCAGCGCGCCTATCCAGTTCAGGGCGATCTGCGTTTTCATGAGCTGCGAGGCGACCATGGTGATGACGCGCTTGCAGGGGTGCGCTGGTGAGAGGCAGCGCATGGGTTCACGGGCATACGGTGTCCGCGCCGTGCGGTATTTGCCGGGCTCGGCGGCCCCGGTATCACGCGGAATGCGCATGTACTCGTCGGACCACTCGTCGACCCAAAGTTCGGGGTCTGGTTTAAGCCCTCGCGCATACGCAAGATGGTGGACCGCCGCCCCATCTGCATATGGAAATTGCATGGGTTTAGCTCTGTGAGTGAATGGCTTGCTCAAATTCAGCAGCAGTCATAGATGCAGCGTCATCAAGAACACGCCGCAACGCAGTGGCCAGCATCCGTTCAATCTGCCAGGGATCAGATATCGCGGAGAGCTCTGGAGCTAACTGAGCAGGAAGTGAGAGAACCTGGTCGCGAATCATTCGGCCAGCGGCGAAAGCAGCTTTATCAACAACTTCGACTTCTACCAACGTGCCGTTGGTCTTACGGAGATTGGTTTCCGTTAGCTCTGCTTGCGCCAATGCCAACCGGGCTTTCGCCTGCTGGTATCCGGGCGAAACTACTGGCGGAGGTGCAGATGTCAGCTGTTGGGGTGGTTGCGGGGCTGCAACCGGGATAACTTGGGGATTCGTGTTGCGCCGCCCTGGGTCGCTGGTCATCGCTAGGTACTGCTCACTTGCGTCTACGTCGACCAAACCGGCCTCCGTCAGAATCAGGCGCCCCTGCTGGACCAACTTACCAACGTACTGTCGTGACCATTTCTTGCTTTTTGCGTACTCGGTTCGAGTGAGATACGTCATGTAAACCTCTGTCAACCAAGGGCTGTCAACCTGTCAACCACTGTCAACCAACGTGGAAAAGCCAGCCGCTAACGAAGAGCCGCGGGTTTCCTGCCCCGTACCCCGGCCATACCGCCAGGGTCCCCCGCCCCACCAGGGCTGCCGGTCGGATCACTGACCAGGTTCGCCGTTCCGGGGCGGCACTTCGCAGACGCCCAGGCGCTTGGCCACCCAACGCTTGTACAAGCCGATGGCAACATCCGCACCAGCTGTGGCCGTGAGGCAACCGATGGCGCTGGCCGACCACATCGACATGCCCGCCGAGTACAGCAGCATGATGGTCGACAGTCCGCATACGACGCAGGCACCGGAGCGCAGCAGCACCTGGCGGAAAATGAACCAGCCGCTAACGCCGGCCATGTCGGCCCGCCACATCTCGCCTGACACCCCGCCGACCAGGGACAGGAAGATCACCAACCAGATTGGCATCTCAACTAACGCTTGCTGCTCGCTGTTCATCGAACCCCCCAAATGCAAAAACCCCGGCGCCAGGGCCGGGGTTTTCAGTGTTTGGCGGGCCGCTTTGTGCGCCCGCACGTCTCGAAGATGGGTACTTTTTACAGGTCGATTCCGGTGGCAGCAAGCGAGTTTTAATGCCACCCGGCAATAAGTGGTAAACGTCCGGGGAATGTCTGTCGAATGTCGGAAGAATACACCTTCCCGGCTTAGCTTCACTTTGGTGCTGCCCCATAGGTCCCAAAAGGGGTGGTGACGGTGGGACCTGTGGAGCCCTTTAAAATCAAGGGCTGTCCCACTGTCTGACTGTTTTTAACCTTTCCCCGTGTAAAGAGAGAGATTAAAAGCACGCTGCGCGCAACGCGCGCGTAATGCGCTGCACACGCCTATGTGCGCGCCTTCGTGTGGATGGTGGGACGGTGGGACAGCCCGCGACCTGCGCGGGCTTGAGCTAGGCTGACCTGCATAAAACGCGGCAGGACAGCAGCGGGACGGTAGGACCGTTGATGGCGAATCATGCCGCTCGCCCCAAGAGAAAGCCTGCGATACAAACGTGCGCCTCATGTAAGCGCTTGTAGTAGGTATCCCGGCTACACCCACAGTGCCGGTACTTTTGGTACAGCTCGCTGTCGGCGTTACAGTAGTGCTCACGAACCACCAGGTAGAGCTCCGGTGCCAGATGCTTGTTCACAATGATCTCGATGTCCGCAGACTCGTCCAGTAGCACCTTGCTGCCTCGGGTGCCACGTACAAGGTCACCCTTACACTCGATCAACAGGCCGAGCATGCTACCAACACCGCCCGCCGAATGACAGGGCTCCGGCGCATGGAGCTCCTGAGCCCACAGTTTCAGCATCTCGTCGATGTGCTTGATCAAAAGCACTCCTCCTTCGGCTGCGTGGACTGCTCCAAGGCGCTGCGCCCCCAACCATCAGGCTTCTGATATGCCCAAGGCCGCTTACCGCTCTTCGGCAGCGCAGCAAGCCGGCGACGCCGCCAACCTAGGCGGTGCATGATCGATCCCACCCGCATCTGCTCAGGCTTGCCCCAGTGGCCAGGGTCCAGGTTCAGAGCCTGCCCCAATACGTCGCTTCCGGTGACCGTCTCGCCGGCCTGGGATTCCTCTAACCATTTCAGAATCGGTCCCTCCCATTCATCCACCACGAAGCGCTCTTCCTGCTCCGCAGTGAAGAGTTCTTCCTCCTCCCGGGTCACCCACCAGATATCACCGGCCTGGTAGCAGAACATGGCCTCAGCCCACAGCTGGTCACGAACACGACGCAATGCCTCCAGGTCCACCTTGACGCAAGCGACCGGCCAATAGCGCCGGTTACCGGTGGCGTCCTTGAGGTATTCATCCTGGTTGGTGGTCCCCGCGAAAACACACTGGCGTGGCACGTCGCTCGTTCTTCGTCCATAGCTTTCGCGGTAGGTGTCGATGGATGCCGAGAAGAACTGCTTGGCCTTGGTGCTCTCTGCCTTGTTGAAGCTGTCCAATTCACCCAGCTCGACGATCCACTTGCCTCGGATGGCCTGGAACGCGTCCTTGTCCCCGAGGGTGAACGGTGTATCCATGAACCAGTCGCCGCCCAGGACGCCCAAAGCCGAGGACTTACCCGCGCCTTGCGCACCTTCGAGGATCAGCACCGCGTCCGCTTTACAGCCGGGCTTCATAACCCGTGCTACCGCCGATATCATCCAACGCTTGCCCACTTTGGAGCTGTATTCATTCCGCGGAACACCGAAGATCTCATGCAGCCAGCGCTCCAGGCGCGGCACACGATCCCATTCGAGCTTGGCCAAGTAGGTGCATACCGGATGGAAGGCATTGTCGTGCGCGACGACACTGACCGCTTCGACCACATGAGAGACCTTCACGCGCAGGCCCTGCTGAGCCAACCACTTCATCACGCGCATGTCGTCGATGTCGCTCCACTCCCCCGGCACACCGCCATAAGGCGCTGCACGAAGGCGCATGATCTTGGAGCTGAAGGCGTTGTAACCGATCACCCCGCTCCAGCGCTCATCATTGGCCAGGATCAGCTCGACGTTCTGCATATGGGCGATCAGGGCACCACTCTCGGTCCTGGCTAGCATGTCCTTCCAGCCACCGGTAGCCGGTGGTTTGATCACTGCCGTGACTTGCCGGCGAACGGCCTCAAGGCCTTCAGCGCAATGCAGGTCATTGAAGTCTGTCCACTTAACCTCACGCTCAGCCGAGAAGATCGGGCCGACCACCTGGCCACCCACAACCACCGCAGCATTGTTGGCCTTTTCCTCACCAGGGTTCCAGGGTTCGCCCGTCGGCCGCTTGGTCTTCCAGTCGTCATCGCGGCAGATGATGATGGACCGACCAGGGAAGCGTTCACGCATATGCTTGGCGACCGCCATCAGGTTGCCCGCATCGAAGGCAATGGCCACCGCCTGGGAGGTCGCCATGTGCAGGCTAGCGCCGGTGGCGTAGCCCTCACACACCAGCACAGGCTCACCGGGCTCAGGATGGCCACCAATCATGTGGAAAGCACCATCCTTGGCCATGCCATGCGGCCAGTAGGACTTGTCCCGCCCGGTATCATCTTGGACAGCCGGGAAAATCACCTGCAGGCCGACAATGGCGTCCTGAGCATTCTGCATCGGAACCAGCACCGCGCCCGACTTCGGCGCATAACGGACGCCGAAACCGACAACCTGCTTTCGATCCAGGTAGGCGCTACGCCCCTTTTCGGGCATACGCTTGAACAGCGCTTCCGCACGCTTGGCCGCACGGCGTGCAGCGTTCGCGGCGATCTCGGCAGCACGCCGTTTGGCGTCAGCCTGCCGGGCGCGCATCACTTCACGCTCGTCCGGGGTCAGCCCTCGGCCGTCGGCCTTCACCTTCTGCGTTTCGCCCAGGCGCCAATCGCCAAAGCTTCCGAATATAAGGGTTTGCCCCTTCTCGGCCAGATGCTCATGCAGCACATACCAACCGTTCTTTTCCTTGCCCTTGTCATCCTTGGTGCGGCAGCGGGTCAGCTTGCCGAAGATCAAAGGCTGGTCAGGCTGAAGGCCGTAGTCATGCAACTGGTCAAGAACCTTATCCAGCATAGCGAGCCCCTTTCTTCTCGAAGTATCCCTGGCATTCGATGCAGCGCTGGCAACCTTGCACAGCTAACCGGCGCGGCTCAGGGATGGAGCCCCCACAACCAACGCAATCTTCCAGTGACTCACACTCGGGCGCAGGCAAGCGTGCCGACAGAACCAGGTCCAGGTGCCATTGGGTGCGATCATTCGCCAGATCTGCGATATCAGCCACGACGATCCCCCCGAGTGGTCTGGTTGACGTACTCGGCACGGCGATACATGCCGAGCAGCCCCTGGATGCCTCGGAACACCTGATTTTGGATCTCAGCCAGCTCCTGATCGTCGACTTTTCCATCACCGATGCTACGGGCCCAGGTTTCGGCCAGATTGGCGACCTGCCGGAAGAACTCGGCAAGGCCTATCGTCAATGTTTCAGGAATGTCATGGGTATAGGCATCAGACAGCTCTTGCCAGATGGTGTCGCCAACAAGGGCGTGGATCGAGTCAAGAATGCGTGGGTCTTTGGTCAGCTCCAGGATCTCACTGAATTCTTGAACGTTGACAATATGAGTGGGATGGGTAGGAGACAGCTTGTGCTGGAGGGTAGTGGCATTACGGCCGGTGGTGGCGGCAATGGCGGCAGCACCGCCTGTGTAGTCCCGCACAGCGTGGTACAGCGCGAGTTCGAGCGGAAGCACTTCGCGCTTGGCGCGCTCAATGCAGCTCATTGCAATTCGGCTCATGGCGTTGGTCCTTGTCGGTAGCCAGTGCCTGCGGCGTGTTGTGGTGAAACCAGCACCGCATAGCGTTGTAGGTGTGCAATAGCCGGCCCATCAAGGGCAGAAACGGCTTCAGGCCGGGACGGCGCTCCATTGACCAGCCCCGGCGATACAACCACCTCCCGTGGTGAAGGAGGTGACACCCAGGCTCCCTGCCTGGGCGTTACGATCAAGGTGAGTGGACCTATGTGGTGTGCCCGACTACCTATCACGCGAACCGGCAGCATCGTGGTGCTACTGCCGGATTTGGAAGACGATCACTCGCCTTCGCTTCTGGCACATGGCATTACGCCACTTAAGCTGCCAGTGCCAGCGACGAGCGGTGGTGATACACTCGCCGCATGGCTCGTTAAGAGCCATTGCCAGTGATGTCGCCCGACTATCACTGGCACCCCGCCGCCCTATCTGTGGTGGAGAAAGGCGGCACCCCAGGCACTTGTGCCTGGCCCCCCGGGTCCAAGGACAGTAGTTTCGTGGTGTGCACCACATCCTTGAACGCGGCCCGGTAGCGCTGTGGTGGTACTACTGGGGGAAACCAGGCGACCTTCGGGTCGCCTTTTTTCTATGTCGGCCTTTGTCTCTGAGGAGCCGCCACTTCAAGCAACCAGGACACTTCAAATGGATTACCTTTTTGTCCAGCAGCATTCGCTAAACGCTCTGCATAATTCGTTTCGCCGGTGTAATCCGTCCTAGGCAAGGAGCCAGCCAGGCGCCATTTATTCAAAGCCTGATAACTTATCCCGCATACCTTGGCAGCAGCACCGATACCTCCAACAGCTTCAAAAGCGAACGCTATCGCATTCGGAAAATCTTCGGGCCGCAGCATTTCAACCTCCTTTATCAACCCGTAGTTGATATTATAGATCAACTGACTATTGCGCAAGCTCTGTGCAACCATCAACCCATGGTTGATAAAAATGAACTACGCGCAGCCTTCAGCGCGCGACTACATGAGGCCCTCGACGACGCCGGTGTTAGAAGCCGAGGCAGAGGCGTGGACGTCCACAAACGCCTGAAGATGGTCGGGGTTCATAAAACGACTCAAGCCATCAGTAAATGGCTGAATGGCGAGGCAATTGCGGAAGCTGACAGCATGGCCGCGCTGTGCGCCTGGCTGAACGTACGCCGCGAATGGCTGGAGTATGGGGTACTCCCTAAAGCCCAGGAACCTAACAGTAAGGTTCACCAACTCCAGGTCGGTGCTCAATCCAATGTGAGTGGAATATTGGAGCGTTTCGGGAAGGTGCCTCTAATTTCCTGGGTTCAAGCAGGGGCATGGTGTGAAGCCATCTCAAATTTTGAGCCCTACCAAGCAGATAGCTGGCTGTCATGCCCAGTCCCCATCAGCGACAGCGGTTATGCCCTAAAGGTACTTGGTGACTCAATGACAAACCCTGGGCCAGGGAGAAGCTATCCTACCGGCTGCATCATTTTTGTAGATCCAGAGGTAGAGGCACATACAGGTGATCGTGTCATAGCAAGGGTACCAAGGACCAATGAGGTGACCTTCAAGGTGCTTGTGTCAGATGCTGGACGTCAATTCCTGCGGCCCATAAATCCTCAGTATCCAATCATAGACATCACGGAAGAGACCCACATCTGCGGTAAGGTCGTGGGCTCCTTCATCCCCGAGTGATCAACCCATCGACCCACGGCCCTCTTAAAAATCAATTTCCAGTTGACATAAAACAACCACAAGTTGATATTTGCCTCACTCTTCCACCACAGAGTGAGGCAATACCATGCACGCCACCGCATCACTACATGTCCATCCAGCAGCCGCAACCATCGACCTAACCTTCAAAGTCCGGCGACTGGCCAAGCAACACGGCTGCGCATTCGTCACTACCAAACGCCCTACGTCGTCCCCCGCTTCAAACTGCACGCCTCCACACGATGGAGGGCACGCGGCATGAGCTACGCACTGAGCCACAACGCCTTTGCCTGCCTTAAAGCGCAGACCAACCTGACAGGGCAATTCACCCACATCCTTCGCGACGAATCGAACGGCGCGCGCGCCAAGGCAACGCTGCAGACTGAGGTCTATCTCGACCAGGTCACCGTGGTGATCCGCATGGGTTCGACGGTGAACAGTCTGACACTGCCAGCGAACAACCTCGCCAGTGCGCGAAAGGTTGCGGCGCACCTCGAAGCTATCGCCAACGGCAAGCTGGACACAGCCGACATGCCACATGTCGAGCCTGTACTCGCCGACGTGGCTTAGGAGGTGGACATGGAACGCACACTTGCACAGACCGCCAAGCACTTCGGTATCAGCCGCAATGAGCTGATCAGCCGCATGCGCGAGAACGAGTTGCTGAACGAACGCAACCTGCCCCGCTACCCCACCCGAGACCGCGAGTACCTCCGGACCAAAGAGGGCAAATGGTTTCACCCCGAAGCCGGGATGCAGTACAGCGAATCGACACGCGTAAAGCAGGCCGGGATCCCCTGGCTTGCAGAACGTCTGGACCTGCAACTTCCGACACCACCGGAAGACAAGCGCTATGCGGCCTAGGCAGTACGCGGCCCAGATCCTCCAGTTCAAGACCCGTGAGGAGCGCAACGCAGCGCTCCTAGAGGTTCCTGAAGAATGGCGCGACCTGGTACGCAAGCACTGCGAGGTCACCTGGCACCATCCGTCACGCCACAAGCTCAGGGAGAGCCCGAAGCCTGATGAGCAATACCAACCAAATCGCGCTGCGCCTGCCGCACGCACCTGATGCAACCACTGTTGAACTGCTGTACCGAACCTTTGGCGATGTGCTCATCCCACTCGACAAGGTGCGCGTGCAGTACTTCCGCAACCTCAACGAAGACACCTTTGCCGAACAACTGAAGGTCGGTCGGATCTGCTTGCCCATCACGACACTGGACAACAGCCAGAAAGCCCTGAAGTTCGCCCACATCCGTCATGTGGCGGCCCTGATCGATAGCAGGGCTTACCTGGCGGATGAAAAGCAGTCTCGGCAGCCAGATCAAGAAAAGCAGTAACACCCCAGCAAGGGCCGCCACCACCGGCCCGCACACCACAAGGAGTAAGACCCATGACCACCCAACAGGTCATCGCCCTCATCGTCATCAGCGCGTTCATAGTCGGACTGTATGCCTACGCCTATTTTCTTGGCAGAAAAGCAGGCCGAGCCCACCACCTACACGGCTTGCTTCTTGATCTTCCGTCGAACGCTGCCAGTCGCTTCCCCATCATGGGAATACCACCACAAGTCCTGACCCCGGAGGGAAGCGGGCACGCGACAGCACAGGACTCTAGTGAGGCAACTCCCGCTTCGCTCCGCGAAGTCCGTGTTGTCGACGCGCAAAAAACAAAAAGTCTCTGCTGCGAAGCAGCAGGCATTATTCCCCCCATCAGCAGCCTCGCCGAGGCACTGATACCCCACGACAAGCTGCGCGAGGCACCGCCCGCTGATGCAACGCTAATCGCTAAAAATCGCCCGCACGCGCAGCCTGCCGTGGGGTATACGCACCCATCCGCCGCCAGCTGTATCGAGGCCGCACTGGACGCAACACTGGCCGAGCAGAACGGTACGTACGCCACCTGCGGGCAAATGGCCCAGGCAATTGAGGCTGCCCTGCAGCAAGCCGGGTTCCTGTCTCCTGATGATCAGTCCTATCAGGGCATGCCGGTGACCAGATCGGACTATGACCTGCTGATCAATACGGCCGAGACATTGCGCCTGGCCGAAAGGACTTGGAAAGCCCTTCCAGGCACCGAGCCAGGCTGCAAACGGGCCACGCAGCAACAGCAGGACATCCAGGCGCTCGCATTGCGCGTCCACTTCGAGCTGCGCAGAACCCTGGCCATCGGCACAACAGCGGGGAAAGCAGCATGAGCCGCACTCAACACATCATCTTCACCGCAACCTCGCTTGAGCACGCACTTTCATCCGTTCGCAGCCTCCACGACATGAGTAGAGAGCTGATAGCCCAAGAAGTGTTCCGGCAGATGTCGGAGCTAGCCGCCCATCGACTGACACCAACGACCGTCTGGTGTGGCCCAGGCGGACTGTACCAGTCGAAGTTGGATGCAGCCCGCAACGGCGAGCAACAGATCGACTCAGCCATTCTGGTCGACACTTCAGATCTTGCAGATCTGGCCGTCGACATGAACGACGCGCATGACGCCATGAGGGCAGCTGATTTTGCTAATCGCCGGTACTCTGCCGCAGTCCAGCACACATACCCCAAGGGGACCAAAGTGCAGGCCGATGTAGGCGGTCATTTAATTACTGTGGAAATCACTGGTTACGGCTCTTATTGGAGCAACCCAGGCGAGCTGTACGGCACCAACGTAAAGACAGGAAAAGCCCGCCACTTCAGTCACAGACATGTGCTGGAGGTGCAGCCATGATCAACGATCTGCACCCTGTCAGCGTGCCACGCGAGCTTCTGGAGCAAGCCCTGGATGCTGCAGCAGCTGTTGGCATGCAGGACGTGGCTGACGAGCTGGATCGCATCCTCACTCCAACCATCGCGAAAGCAGCCGAGCTAATCGACGGGCTGCCATCAGTCGCTATCGAAGGCGCCCAGCTGGTTATCCGCATCACCACCGAGTGCCTCTTGCATGCGGTCACTTGCTCACCGGAATGGCCGGTCGACTACATGGGCGCTCCGATCAGCATCCAGAACGGTACGCTACTGATACAGGAAATCATCCACGAACTGCAGCGTGAGGACGAGCAAGGCACCAACCAGATGCACCGTATGCTCGACCAAGCCGCCCAGGACGCTATCAACAACGGCAGCGAGGCAGTGAGTTATGACTGAGCGCATCCGTCCAACCATGGCCTCCCACAGCCTCGACTTGCCCGCCATCTGCGATGTTTGCGGCAAAGGTCGGTCAACCCGTCGACACATGAAGTGCAGCCAGCTCCGCCAACACCGAGAGGGTGATAAGTGGGCAGCCTACATGGCCAACGTGGCCGCAAAACAAGCACTGAGTGAAAGGACCATAGCCCGCCGGGGAGATAACGAATGAAAACTGCAGTGCCTAATCCCACCCTCGCCGGCGCGAAACTATCAGCGACGGTCAGCACCGGGTTCACAGCCCGGAGCGAGTCAGGCGCCCCTGCTCAGATGGCGATCATTGACGAACAAGGCAACATTCTCGCAGTCGGAAAAGATGTCGCATGGGCCGCCTGGCGTGTATGCGTCGAGGTACAGGAAAATTTCTGGGAGGGACAAGGCCACCTGGTGGTACACACTAGCCCGCCCGGCCTCCCAATAGACGACAAGAAGTCAGCGTAACCATCAGTCTGGGCGGTCGACGCCGGCCGCCCACTTTCCAGACTTCCTCTCTACCCTGAGCCATCGCCGCTGTCCTGCCTTGGAAATCAGCAAGACATCGATGTACCAAGCCCTCCGCCCCTCTGGCACTACACCACGCATATAAATCACGATGCGGTCGAAAGTATCGATCATCAATTGCCGAACCTTATCCCGCGCTTCGACCTCTTGCGCCTCGACACCAGCAGCCAGATCCAACCATACCTTCGCATCCGCTGGCCTTTGCCTGGAGGCGATGCCGGCTAATTCTCGCTCCTCCTGATGCAGCTTTGCTTTGGCCGCAGTCAGCTGCTCTTCTAGATCGCGGGCTTTTCGTAGGAACGTAATCGGCAGTACTCCATCGCCCTCCCCCAATGCCAGAGCCTCAGTAATCCGGCCAAGCTGCGCTTCGAGATCAACTACGTATTTTCGCGAGATCATTACCCCTTGCTGCAGATCACCACTCGGTCCAACGGGCTGCTGCAAGCGCAGCAAGTTCATCTGATCGGAGCAAAATGACATGACAGCCCGCTCGACAGGAGCCACGCTGCAGCTTCCGCCAACATCACACCCCCCTTTGTTCATGTAAGACATGCACATGATTCGCCGATGCCCGTCCATCAAGGTTCCATCGGAGCGAACCTTATGCATCACATTTTGCGCAGTCATTGGCGTGCCGCAGTAGCCACAGTAGGTAATACCGATTCCAGTCACGACTCCAGGAATGGCGCCCTTTCCACGTCGACGGCTTCGTTGACCTCGCAGTAATTGCAATTCGTCAAATTCAACATCTGACAATAACCGTGGGTAATAATCTTTAAGAAGAAAGTCTTCGCCGTCGACGGAAATCTGCTTCGCCCCTTTTAAAGCCACCAATTTGATCAACCGATAGATCTGCTGGGGAGAGATTCCGAGATAGGAAGTATCGAAACCTCGCTCTTGCATCATCGCATGCGCTCGATCAGCACCATACCCTTCGCGATACTTCTCTATGGCAAACCGCACAACTTCCACGCGCTCGGGAATCAGCTCCCAGTGACCATCGACAAGACGCACCCAGCGAGGATCGCTGCCATTGCGGATCAAGCCACGGTAATGGCCAGCAACCCATCCGTCACACAAGCGCTTGATCGAGGCCTTCACACGCTTGCTTTTTGTATCGCTCTCTTCGTGAGCCCGAATCATGACCAGAAGGCTATAAACCAGGTCCATTGGCTGCGCTTTCAGCCTTTCCCTGTTGTACTCACGGCCGTCACTCGCAGTGACCACGGTAATCCCCGCGTTGATGATCTGGGCCAGCTGCGCTTGCGCCTGTATGGGTTCCGCCCGGCTTAGACGATCCAGGCCTTCAACCACCAAGACGGAGCCGACCGGGATGCGCCCCTCGTCAACAGCCTGAAGGAAAACGCCTAAGGCACCTTGTTTAATGTGCCGCTGGTGGAATGCAGACAGGCCCTCATCCCTCAAAGAAAGCGACTCATCTAGCGTAAGCCCCCTTGCTGCAGCCCAGGACTTCGCATACTCCGCCTGCCTGTCCGCACTATTCCCAGCCGCCTGGCGCGGGTCGGAGAACCGAAGATAGCTGTAGACCAAACCCTGAGACGTTTGCAT